GGTGGCGGTGGCGGCGGTGGAGGCGGTAAAGGTGGTGGCGGCAGCCAGCAACGCACCCCTACCGAAGACCCCAACAGCCTATTTTCCACGTCCTACGCAAGGCTTGTTGACTTAATCAGTGAAGGGGAAATCGAGGGCCTTAAAGACGGACTCAAGTCCATCTATGTAAACAACACGCCTCTACAAAACCCCGACAATTCTTACAACTTTGCCGGTGTAACAGTTGTAACAAGAAATGGTAGGCAAGACCAAAGCTACGTCCCTGGCTTTGATGAAATAGCGAACGAGATCGCTGTAGGCACAACAGTAGTCCAAGCGACACCTATCACACGCACTATAACAAACACCGCTATTGATGGCGCACGAGTAACGATTACCGTACCGCAGCTTCAGCGCATCACAGATACAGGCGATATTGTCGGGTCTGTATTCAGGTTTCAAATTGCCGTTCAGCGCAATGGTGGCGGCTTCACAACAGTCGTTGACGACACCATACGAGGACGCACGGGAAGCTCCTACCAGCGAGACTACCTACTTCAGGGTCTAACAGGTGGACCATTCCCACTCGACATTAGAGTAACCCGCATTACTAACGACTCATCCGAACAGGACGTCGGGGGAGCCAGCGCAAGAATAACCAATGCCTTTATATGGACTAGCTACAGCGAAATAACCTGGGGAAGACTAGCCTACCCAAACAGTGCCCTTGTAGCTATTCGCGTAAATGCCGAGCAGTTCACCTCAATTCCTTCACGCAGCTACCGCATTCGCGGCATCAAAGTAAGGATACCTGACAATGCAACAGTAGATAGCGCTACAGGGCGGCTTATCTACTCAGGGACGTGGTACGGAGCTTTCGGCCCCGCCCAATGGTGCAGCGACCCCGCCTGGTGCTTATACGACCTGCTTAGCAGTAAGCGTTATGGATTCGGCCGACACATAGATACATCCCAGCTAGATAAGTGGGCGTTTTACGCCGCCTCGGCTTATTGTTCCGAGCTTGTGAGTGATGGGTACGGCGGTTCCGAGCCGCGCTTTTCCTGTAATATAAACATCCAGAGCGCAGAAGACGCCTACAAGCTCATCAACGACATGTGCTCGGTATTCCGAGCCATGCCGTACTGGAGTGCTGGTACGATAACCGTCTCCCAAGACAAACCAGTTGACACCGCTTACCTATTCACTTACGCAAACGTAGGCGAAGAAGGCTTTAGCTATAGCGGATCCAGCCTGAAAACGCGCCCGAATGTAGCAGTTGTCCAGTACATGGATATTGACCTGCGGGATAAGGCTTACGAGGTAACTGAAGACACTACCAGCATCGCTAAGTACGGAATAATTAAGACAGAACTTGAGGCGTTTGCTTGCACGTCTAGGGGGCAGGCACGGCGCATAGGCGAGTGGCTTTTGTACTCCTCAGCATACGAAACAGAGGTCGTAGCATTTACGGCTTCAATGGACGCAGGAGTTATCGTCAGACCGGGCCAGGTCATTGAGATCAGCGATCCCGTCCGTGCTGGCGTCAGGCGTGGCGGTCGCGTTGTATCCGCCACGACAACGGTAATTACCGTCGATAACGCTGACGGCATCACCGCCACGAATACACCAACCCTGTCCGCGATCCTCAGCAATACATCGACCGTTGAAACGCGCAACGTAGTCAGCGTAGTAGGCACCGTTATTACCGTTTCGCCCGCCTTTAGCTCTGCGCCTAATCCTAATAGCACCTGGATATTCCAAAACACAACGCTACAGACCACCACCTGGCGCGTCCTCAGTATCCAAGAACAGGATCAAACGCAGTACAGAATAACTGCGCTATCATATAACGCATCCAAGTACGCCTACATTGAACGGGGCACTCCGCTTGAAGAACGCGATACTAGCACGCTAAATGACATTCCCGACGCCCCCACAAACCTTAACCTTGTAGAAGCACTGTACCGCTATAGGGATCAAATCAGCTCTAAGATTATCATATCGTGGAAAAACGTCCCTGGCGTATCGCAGTATCTTGTAAAGTATCGCAAAGATTCCGCTAACTGGACGACAATCAATCGTCAACAGCAGGACTACGAAATCTTAGATACGACACCCGGATATTTTGAAATCGCCGTCTACAGCCTTAGCGCAGGCGGTCAGCCATCCACTACGGCACTAACAGGCACAATTACTGCCCTAGGCAAAACCGCTCCTCCGAGTAATGTGCCGGCCCTTTATGCCGTACTAGATCCTGACGTAGGCATCACACTCAACTGGGATCCCGTAACAGACCTCGACTTGCAGGGTTACGAAATCTGGCAAGGCCCCGCCTGGAACGTCGGCACTCAGCTAGGTCTATTCAGTGCAACCAGCAAGAAGCTCGGCTTATTGCCGATGGGCACCACAACATGGTGGATCAAAGCACTTGACACCTCCGGCATCTACTCAACCACCGCTGTCAGTGCTTCTATCACACTGGTAGCAGCTGCCGCCCCTACTGTCACAGGTAGTTTTACGTTTGAATTGTATAATATAAAATGGACACGCACAAATGGCAGCCTAAATACAGACTACTACGAAGTTCGATCCGGTGATATATCCAGCACTTGGGATACAGCAACCTTGCTTAGCACGGTCAAGGGCACCACGCTTGACGTAAAGGCCACATGGACCGGCACTCGCCGTTTCTACGTCGCCGCCATTGACCTGATTGGCACTGTAGGTGCATCCGCCTATGTAGATGCTGTAGTAGTCGCCGTACCGGCGCCTACTGTATCTACCGCCTTCTCAGGCAAGACCGCCATCCTCAACTGGAGCGCTGTCGAAGGTACGGTTCCCACAATCGGATACGAAATTCGCAGAGGCCCCACTTACGCAACCGCTTCACTCCTAGGTACGATCCAAGCCACCACCTATAAGACAGAAATTAACTGGAGTGGTGCTCAAACCTTCTGGGTAACGGGTATTAACAGCAACGAAGCACTAGGCTCCCCTGGTTCCGTAGTCGTCACCGTACTTTCCCCACCTGCTGTAACGTTAAGCAATACCTTCTTAGGTGAACAGTACCGCTTGTCTTGGGGCGCGGTTCAAGGTTCCCTAGACACCGCTTACTACCAAGTACGCCAAGGTAGCACATTTGCTAGTGCCACAATACTAGCCAGTGTCGATTCGACCACGTATAGCGCAAAAGCAACGTGGGTAGGTGCTCAACGCTTCTGGGTGGTTGCCTATGACACCGTGGGGAACATCGGCGCACCTGCCTTCCAAGATATAAGTGTAAGTGCCCCTATCGCACCATCACCTAGTCAGCAGGTAATTGATAACAACGTCTTGCTGCGCTGGAACGACACTACACAAACACTACCCATTGCCTACTACGAGCTTCGCAAAGGTGCGGCTTGGGCAAGCGCCGCCGCCATTGGCACAAAACAGGGCCTGTTCACTGTGGTGTTTGAAACGGTCTCTGGCACTTACACCTACTGGCTAGCCGGGGTAGATACCGCCGGCAACGTCGGTACACCGGCGAGTGTATCCGCCGTAGTTAATCAACCTCCCGACTACATATTGCGCTCCAACATCGACAGTACCTTTACCGGCACACGCACTAATCTTGCCGCGAACGGCACTGGCTTACTCGCTGCAGTAGACACCGCTGAAACATGGCAGAGCCACTTTACAACAAGAGGCTGGACAACCCCCCAAGATCAAGTAAATGCAGGCTATGCCATATACGCATTACCCTCTACTACAACCGGCAGCTACTCCGAAGAGTTCGATTACGGTACAGTCCTAGCCGGAACAAAAATTACCGCAACGCTTACACGCCAAACCGTCACCGGCACCACGACGGTAACGCCAACGCTTAGCGTAAAAACAACGGCTGGCGGTGCGTGGACAGACTACGCAAACCAGGAATCCGTGTTCGCTACTAATTTCCGTTACGTTAAAGTAAGGTATGACTTTACGAGCAGTGGAAATGATGACCTAACACAACTCAGCGCTTTGAATGTGCGCTTGGACGTTAAAATTAAAAACGACATGGGCAACGGCACGGCTAACTCGGGCGACGTAGGAGGAACTACAGTAAACTTTAACGTGACTTTTGTGGATATTGAAAGCATAACTGTCACACCCATCGGAACAACCGCTCGCATTGCGATCTATGATTTTGTTGATGTCCCCAACCCAACCAGCTTTAAGGTACTGCTGTTCGACACTGCGGGCACCCGCGTGACCGGCCCCTTTAGCTGGCAAGCCCGAGGAAGCTAAGCAATGGCCAACTGGTCAAACCCCCTGCTCACCAGCACTTACACCAACTTCGTTACCGAGGTCAAGGACCGCGACACCGACCTGGCACTTCAGTTCGACGGCACCACCACCACCAACATCCCAACCAACACCATCCGCTGGAACAGCAGCATCAACAGGTGGCAGAAGTGGAACGGCAGCAGCTGGGCAGAGCTGACCTCAACTTACGCACTAACCGGCCTTAGCACAACAGGCAACGCCACCATCGCCGGCACGCTAGGTTCCGGCGCCTTCACAAGCACAGGCAGTGTCAGCGGCACCGCTCTTATTCCTACAGCTAATACCGCACCCACTAACGGAGTTTACCTACCTAACGCTAATACTATTGGCATAGCGACAAGCGGCGCTGGGCGCGTATTTGTTGATGCCTCAGGTCGCTTTGGCGTAGGTACGTCTACGCCCGGTACAGCTATAGATATAACGCTATCTGCTGGATCGGCGACGACCGGCAACATTCGCATTTCTCCGAGCACCGCAGGTCAGGCCCGTTTCCACCTGTATAACGGAGGCGGAATAGCCGAATGGATTTTCGGTCAAAAGACAAGTACAGACCACGACTTCAAACTAAGCAAGCTCGTAGGAAGTAGTGAGACCGATTACCTTACCGTCAACACCTCCGGCTCTGTCGGCATCGGCACAACCAGCCCCGGCTCACTGCTGGATGTCAACGGCGCCATAACAGCACGCGGCGACGGATCCAACGTTGCCCTGTATATGCCCGGTAGTACGGCCCTTAGAAATACCGGCACCGGCACCATAACCTACCTGGACTTAGCCACAGGGGGAGCATCCGCTGGACAGTTCGTAATTAGAAGCAGTAATGCCTATGCCGAACGCCTCCGCATCGACAGCTCCGGCAATGTAAGCATTGGAACTAATACAAGCTCATCTAATCATAAGCTTGAAGTTCTCGGTGACGGTAATCGTATTGTTTGCCGTAATGCGACTAATGGTGGTGAAGCACGCATTGAAGCCCAGGTACAAAATTACACATCAGGATCTACATTTACTGGCACTTCAATTTCGCAATACGGATCAACTGCAGCTGGTACAACTGCTGGACTGTCAAATGCAAACCTCGGAATACTAATATTTCAGAATACAAGCTGCGGCCTGATTACAACAAATGGCGGAGCTCCGCTTGCTTTTGCGACTGCAAATGCCGAACGTCTCCGCATCGACAGCTCCGGCCGCGTAGGCATAGGTACCACAAGCCCGCTGGCGCCGATCCATGTAGCCAGTACGCCAACGGGCACCTGCAATATCCTCGTCTCTCCAGCTACTGCAGGCTTGGCCGCTGTCGAGGTCTATAACGGCGGCCCGACTTGCGGATGGCGTACCGGCCAGCGCAGCAGCTCCGACCATGACTGGTCCCTCGACCAGATGGTGGCTGGGGTTGCCTACAACAAACTCCAAGTAACCACGACAGGCGTACTTAAGTTCGACAGTGGCTACGGCTCTGCCGCCGCAGCTTATGGCTGCCGCGCCTGGGTAAACTTCGACGGCACCGGCACCGTAACCATCCGTGCCAGCGCTAACGTGAGTAGCATCACTGATAATGGGGTAGGTGATTACACGGTAAATTTCACCACCGCCATGCCTGATGCCAACTACGCAGCCGTAACAGACTCGCAATCAACAACCGCAAGTCGTGTTACTACTTACGCAACAGGATCTACCCGTGTACTAACCTACGATGCCGGGTTGGTTGATTCCACTGGTGTATCCGTCGTCGTTTTCCGCTAAGCCATGAACCGCATCATCTACCCCACCACTGATGGTATCGCCGTTCTCATCCCCACTGGCGAACTCCCCATTGAGGACGTGGCTGCCAAGGATGTTCCAGCTGGTACGCCCTACATGCTGATCGACGCCATTGACGTACCCACCGATCGCACCTTCCGTGCCGCTTGGACCGCCGACTTCAGCGCCCCTACCGGCTACGGGCTCGGCGCCGAAGCGTGGTTCGCGCTTCAAGCAGCTAAGACCGCCTCATCCGAAGACTCATGATTAGCGTAAATCTCGACAAAGCTAAGGAAATTAGCCACACGCTGCGCCGCAACCACCGTGCAGCAGCCTTTGCCCCTCATGATGCAGTAATTGCAAAGCAAATTCCTGGAGAGGCGGGTGCCGATGCCGAAAGTGCCCGTCAACTCATACGCGATCACTACGCGCTTATGCAGACCGAAATCGACGACGCCGATTCCTGCGAAGCGCTAAAGGTTGCGCTGTCTCGCCCCCTCACCTACACTGCTAACGATACACAACCTTCAGATGACCGACAAGAAGCCTGAGCTGCTTGAGCTTATTGAAGCCTACGCCGCGGCCAAAAGCACCGGCAATGCAACCCTTGTTCAATCCGCCGGCACTGCGCTCGTAAGTCTTCTGGGCACTGTGCGTGTCACAGAAGATCCCGACCCCACTCCCGCTGAGGAACCTAGCGATGTCTGAAATCACCTACGAGACTCACATTGCGCAGCTTGAATGTGCCGCCAACGAATCGGGCAGGCTCAACGTGGTGAAGACTGTCCACTGGCGCATGAGCGCTACGGATGGCACATACACGGCCGGCAGCTACGGCAGCATCGGTATGTCCGAGCCCGACCCCGAAAACTTCATCGCCTTCGACAAGCTGAAGGAGTCCGACGTGGTTGCATGGGTGGAATCCATGCTCGATGTGGAGACGATGCACATCCAGCTCGCGGCCGACATCGCAACCCAAAAGCAGCCTCCCATCGTTAGCCCGCCCCTCCCATGGCAGTAAAGGCCAAGACCGGCACCGCCCGCGTCGAGCACGTACCAGGCAAGCCCAAGCTCACCCGCCAACGTCAGGGTCAGCACAGCAAACCCAACCACGGCCGAAAGCTGCGCCGCGGCCAAGGTAAGCCGTAGCGCAGCGCTACAGCGCCGCCACTGCGCAGAGCCGCTGCTTATGCAACCCTTGCGGGCTAGGCTGCCTATGCGACACCTCCACTTATGGCCGCCCCTACTCCCGAGCAAGTAACCAGCATCGTGGCTTCCTTGCTGGCCGGCTCCGAAATCCTCAGCCTCCTGCCTGGCGTCAAAGCCAACGGCTGGGTTCAGCTGATCCTTGCCGCACTGCGTGGCATCGCATCCCGTAAGCGCTAAGCCAATGGGCGAGCCATCGCACGGCGAGATCCTCCGCGCCATCGGCGTGCTGGAGGGCCAGCTCAAGCAGCTGCTCGACGCCGCCATCGCCGATGGCCGCGAACGCAGCAGCATCGGTGAACGTGTCGGCAAACTTGAAACGCGCATGGGGCAAGTAATCATCCTCGCAGTGGTTGCCGCGATGCTCAGCCCCATCATCTGGTCTGAGATCAAAGGGGCCTTTGCTTATCGGCAGCCTATGCCCCAACACATGCACCGCCCATGAGTTCCCAACCCCTACGTCTAAGCGATCTCTTTAAGTTCTACCGCGGCCTTCCCCACCAAATGGCCGCCATAAGTGAGTTGGAAGCGGCCATCAACAAACGTGCTCCCCACCTCCTAAGCCGCGATCAGCCGTGGTTCAAGACCTGGAGCGTCCCAGGCAAGCAGACCGACTTAGCTGACGCAATCCAGCTAATCAAGGAGTTTGAGGGCTGCCACCTTAGCGCCTATCCCGATCCGCTCAGCGGCGGCGACCCTTGGACGATCGGTTATGGCACCACGCGCTATGGCGCTGGCGACCCCGTAAAGCGCGGCGACAAGATCAACGTAATTGAAGCCGACATGCTGCTCCGCCTTGAGGTGGACCGCATCGCAGAGCGCCTCCGTACTACCGTGCCCAGCTGGGCCACGCTGAACGATTCGCAGCGCTGCGCACTTGTAAGTTTCGCCTACAACTTAGGCGCCGACTTTTACGGTAAGCCTGGGTTCGACACGATCAGCGCAGCGCTGCGCGATAAGGATGTGGCCGCCGTGCCAGCGGCACTGCTGCTCTACCGCAACCCTGGTACGAATGTCGAAGCGGGCCTGCTGCGCCGTCGCAAGGCCGAAGGGGCGCTGTGGCAAAAGGGCGCTCCGCAACTGCAGCAGCAGGGCATCCTGCTCCGCGTCCCTTACGAGGCGCAGAACGACAACAGCAGCGGCACCGGCTACCGCGAATGCTTCAGCAGCAGCGCCGCCATGGTAAGCCGGTTCTACGGCAAGGTCACCAGCGACGATGCCTACAACAAAATCCGCGCCAAGTACGGCGATACCACCGACGCGCAGGCGCAGATCAAGGCGCTGCAATCACTTGGCTTGGCGGCACGGCTGCGCACCAACTGCAACGCTGCCGTGATCGACACTGAGCTGGAGGCGGGGCGCCCAGTGATGGTGGGCTGGCTGCATAAGGGGCCTGTCGGCGCACCCACCGGCGGCGGTCACTGGAGCGTGATTATCGGCGCAACCAGTGGCGCTTACATCCACAACGATCCCAACGGTGAAGCGGATCTGATCAACGGCGGCTACGTCAACCACACCAAAGGCGCCGGAATCGCCTACAGCCGTAAAAACTGGCTGCGCCGCTGGGAGGTCGATGGCCCCGGCACCGGCTGGGCGATGCTTGTAAGCCACGCATGAGGCAGTACGTCCTTGAGATCGAGTACACAATCGTCGTCGAAAGCGAAGACGACGATCCCGAAACCGTAAGTGACGACTTCGCCTCCAGGCTTACAGAATTAGCTCCATCGAACGACCATATCTTAGGCCTTTCGGTCAACGTCCTACCAATCCCGGAGTTGCGTGGATCATCAGATTGATGGCACATCCCTCGTCCCCAAGCGCTCCGCTAAGCAAAGGTTCAGGCAGCAGATCTTTGAAGCATGGCAGCACTGTTGTGCCTATTGCGATGCCACAGCCGACACCTTGGATCATGTAAAACCACGGCACAAGGGCGGCAACACCGTTGTAAGCAACCTAGTGCCGGCTTGTCGTGCCTGTAACCGCAGCAAGGGCAGCGAGAACTGGCACGACTGGTTTACCGCTCAATCGACCTGGACCGTAGCACGCGCAGCAAGGATTCAGGATTGGTTGGACGATTAAGTAGCTGCTGGTAGAACTCAACGGCTTTCCAATCCTCCACGAAGTCGCGTTCCATCCCCACGTAGCTCACACGCCACACCGGCGCACCAGCGCCATCTATGCGTTGTAGACGAGGTAAGCCCATTGCCTTAGCATAAGAGCTAAGCCTTCGTGTTCACAGTGTTGCTATGGCCAGTGAAGATGCTGCCGTGCCTTCAATGCACTGGCTTGTACCACAACTCGATCTGCAAACACAGCTGCGCTTAGAGCTAGACCGCCGCACCGCCGCTAAGCTAAGCCGCGACGAACTTTCTGCTCTAATCGACAAGCTTATTGTTGACTGGTATCACCGCAGTGCGCTCATCGACAACCTCCTAGGGCGCATACGCAGCATGGAGGTTGAGCTAGCACTGCTTACTGAGCAACCGGGCCCTGCTGCCCCAACCGAAGAGCACTACGAGTGGGCCGCCGACCTCCTACGCGATCTAGGCCACTAAGCTGCGCCGCTTAGCGCTTAGTCGCACAGCATCTGCGCCCCTACTTATCTAACCAAAACGCCACACAATCCTTAGCGTGCTTACCGCCGCTGCGCTTGCCCTCGGGGAAGCCCAGGCCGCACGATCCTTCGACGAACTGCCAGTGGATGCACTGCTGGCAGCGCGTCTTTCCGTTCGTAGCCACCAGGGCATCGGCGTAGAGCTGCTCGGCCTCCATAAGTGCCGTTTCCAGTTCCGTACCACGCAACGGCAGCTCCAGCACGCCCTGCTTCGTCCGCAGCCGCAGCATCCACCCCTCAGCCTGGGGGATCAGCACCATCCTGCCCGAGTGGTATCTGAGAGACGGCATGAAGCAGCTGCTCTAATGTTCCATCGTTCTCAATATAACGCGCAAAATGGGGCCAATCATCTAGGCTTCCCTCCGAGGCGTGCGTGTGCGTATTAACCATCCCTTTACGAGTAATCTTCCACATCTCACCGCCTAAGCTGCGGATCAGCTCTGCTTCGTTTTCAAATCTTACATCGTCCACAACAACGTACTCGTGCCGCTTAATACGTGCTTGCCATACGCGCAGCCACATATCAGGCGCTATGCAGGTTCTTCCCCATTCCGTGCCCAGGGTTTGCAGCAGGTGGCGCGTACTCACCCCTAAGTGGTCGAGCACAAGCTCCTTGTCGGAATACAACCGCTGCGCAGCTTGTTCCGGCGTATAGCCGATACTTACAAGCAGCGGAAATACCATTTCCTTCAATGGCTCTGCGAAGGGCACCCGCACGTAGACGCTGCGTTCCAGCGCATGACTTACCGCCGTCTTACCACTACGAGGGGCAGGAGAATAAAGTCCAATAAGCTTAGTCATACAAGCCTCACTGATTTCAAACGCAGACGCATTTTAAGGTGTGCAGCCTCGATGCGCTGCCTGATGCGTTCTCTTGAAACATTATCCTCAGCTGCGATGCTCGACAGTGACATCGGTTCGCCGCCATTAAGCCCGTATCTGCGCTGGATCGTAAGCAGTTCGCCTTCAGTTAGGCAAGCGAGGGCGATCTGGAACATCGCCTGTTTTTCATCCTTCTCCATGCAATCCTTCTGCCTATCCAGCGAATCGGTGTCAGGGATAAGCTCCAAGATCGGACTACCCGTCTCACTTACCAGGGCATCGAGGCTGCGATGCCAGGCGTTCCGGGCTAGCAGCGTCTGCATGTGCGCAACCTCAACATCTGCCTCCTCCGCCATCTGCGTAAGCGAAGGCATCTTGCCGTGCTCCTGCAGATGCGCCTTCTGGAAGCGCACCACCTTATACACCTTGTCAAGTCCGTGCTGCGGCACACGGATAAGCCGCTCCTTAGCGTCAATTCCCCGCGTAATTGCCTGCCTTACCCACCAGTAAGCGTAAGTGGAGAACTTATAGCCCTTACTGCTGTCGAATAGTTCGACTGCGCGTGTAAGTCCGAATGCACCTTCCTGTACTAAGTCCATAAGTTCCATGCCGCTGCCATTCAGCCGCCGCGTGTACTGCTTAGCAACACTGACAACCAGCCTAAGATTGCAGTTAATCAGCTTACGCTTAGCGCGTTCAGCCACCTTAAGTGTGCGCTTCTCTTGAGCACTAAGTTCCTGCTTATCGGCTAGGGCAGTGCCGCATTCGATTTGACGCGCTAGTTGAATCTCCTGTTCCGCGGTAAGCAGCGGATACCTAGCGATTTCGTTTAAGTAATCCTTAACAGAGTCGGTCATAAGCTTGATGGGGATTTGCGTAGGTTACCAAACAACGCGGTTAAGCGCTGCAGCTTACTCTTGGCCTGGTTCAAGCAGCTTTACAGTTCGTCGCCTTCCAGCCTTTTCGATCCACCGGAAAGCATCGCTTGGTAGAAGCAGTTCAGGCGCCTGGAGCGTGTACCAGCGGTGCTCACACGCTTGGCAATGCCTCCTTCTTACGATCTGATCACCATCGGCATAAGCCGTCATGACAACGCTATTGCGCTGGCACGCACATCCTGGGCATCGCATAAGCGCTAAATTACCGTCTTAGTGTTGAATTGAGGGTCGGACTCGTCCAGACCATGAGCCAGCGGGTCGAACGAGCCTTCGACATTAGCATCCCCAACAGGCGCTGGAACATCCCCCTTCCTCTTAGCATCCATGTCCGCTAAGCTGCTAAGCCATGAGTCCAGCGATTCGCGCATAGGCAGCCCTTTTGCGATGCTTAGGAAGTGGCGCAGCTCCTTTACGTCGCGCACAAACACCGAAGCGCCGCTAGAGTAGGCGATAAAGTACCGCCCGTTGTAGTCACGCCCAGTCTCAACAGACTGGTGCTGGGAGAGTCGCAACTTATCGCGCTTCATAGGCTTGGTGTGCGGTTTGTGGGTGTCGGTAGCCTAAGCAGCAACGGCAGCAGGCGCACGAAGATCGCCTTGATGCACAGCTCAACCGCTGCGCCGAGGGCGAGCAGCAGGGCGAGGGCGAGCAGGGCGTCAGCCATCGGC